TAATTAATTTCTGTCCACCCGTCAAGAGTAATTGTTCCAAGATTGTTTGTGTTAATCCACATTATGGCCTGTATCTGTGAACCGCTTGGTGCTGTCACAACTGCGGCATCAGAAGAACATACCCAGGCGCTCCCTGATAACTGTCTAATTGTTAGCCAACTAAATCTTACACCACTTTCTCCTTGTTCGTTTGTTCTGATATAATACGTACAACCGTTAATTGTTGCCGAACCTGTGCAGCTGAATGGAAGTTTTATTAATTTATAATCATTTCTGGAAGGTAATATTGTGTTAGCTGTACCATCCGTTGGTGTTCCATTGAAAGGTGCTACATAGCTTATCTGCATTAAATTTAAACCAGGATAATAAAATAAAATTCTTCTGTTAAGAGCTGTTGAAGCGTCACTTACAAAGGTAAGCCCAGGACCCATCATATCTTCTGTTATTACATCTATTTTGGAGTAACATTTTATTGCGCTCTTTGCTAAACTTAAAGCGGTATTAGCATTAGTCAATGCTGTACCCGCTGCGGTCTGAGCATTTCCTGCGGTAACATTAGAGGCATCAGCTTTTGTGTTAGCGTTATCTGCCTGTTCCACCGCCCCGTTAGCTGTTTCCTGCGCTGTCTGTGCTGTTTCCAAAGCTGCCTTAGCTGTAGCATCCGCCCCGCTCCCACTGTCAGCAGCAGCTTTAATCGCTGTATCAATAGAACTAAAAGCCCCATTAACATCGACCAACCAAGACGGCTTATCCGTGCCTAACCACTGTGGCAAATTGTAATTTGGTGTTTTGTTTGTAAAACTCATAATTAAATCCTCCTTAAAATTTTATGCAGCCACACCGTTGAAATCATAATCAAACGCTGTAATCTGTTTTCCATCATACACGCTCGCTGTTAATTCAAGCGCGTCATACTCAGCGGCTGTTAAAGCATTTGGCTGGTGCTGAGTGATTAACCAGTTAATAACATCTTTATAAAATACCACCTGTCCGGTGATAGGGCTGCGCATGTAAAATCTATCATCAAGTTTAAGTATTTTTTTACCATACACATCATAGTCAAAAGCGCTTAAACCTAAATCATCATACTCAGCAGCTGTAAGATGTAGATTGTCATACTCCTGCGCTGTCAAAGCATAATACTTAAACACCCATGTAATGTAGTTAAGTACATCTTGTAATACCTGCAACTTACCTGTAATAGGATTAACTACCATAACTTTTTGGATTTCTGGTATCATGTCGATTACTTTTTGGATTTCTGAGTCGATATACGCTTTAAGTTTATCGTCCTGCGCATCGACATACTGTCTTAAATATTGCAACTGGTTATTAATGCTGATAGTTAAGTCGTTAATCTTTTTCAGCACCCAACTCTGCTGTTTATCAATCGCGTTATTAACAAATATCTCCAGCGCTTTCATTTTAGCTTCATTGTCTGCTAATTGCGCGTCAACCTTGTTTTGCAGTGAATCAAACTTAATGTTTAATTCGTTTCTTAAAGCGTCCACCTGCTGGTCAACATAATTTGTAAAATCATCACCAAACCCGTTTACCGTTTCAATGACTTCATTCATCTTGTATTCAATTCTGCAAAGTTGCTCGTACAAGCTCATGCAATCGCTGAACGTTAAGGGTAAAATGGATTTACACTTGATTGTCAAGGGTGCAATATCACCTAACATTTTAAACCCCCTTCTTAATAAATATTCATAAACAATTCTGACAATTCTTCGATTATCATCATGTCTATGTTTAAAAACGTGTCCCTGTACTCCTGCAAATAACCAGAGAAACTTCCCCCACCAGTTTTACCTATAACAGTTTCCAGATAGTTTTCGGTCGTGTTTGCGTTTTCGTTATCTTTAACATTAGTGTCACTAGTTGAATCAGTAGTTGTGTTTCCGTCATTAGTCGTTGTGCTTTTTCCCGTAGCGGTACTGTCAACATTGGTATACGTTGTAAGATATTTTAAATCCTTAACGTTATCAATCTGACCTTGTGGTGTATCGCTGTAACCCGTTCCACTGTTTCCAGTCTCCGTGCTATCCACAACGATATCGTTTGTGCTATCGCTAACCGTATTACTTTTGTTATTAGTTGTGCTTAACTTGTCTCTTTTTTCGTCCCTGGTTCTGTCGTTTACTCTTCTTAAGTCCGTGTCGTGCATCGGGTTAAATTCTATTGTTGCACTTTTGTAAAGTTGGTTATAATAAGGCATTATCTCATTTAGTTTTCTGTTAAGGAAAAACTTAAATTTTCCATAAGTTTCCAGTCCGATTTCTCTAAACCAGTAATGCTCCATTATCTTTGTTTCAAGCACATTTTTGTACTGTGGGTCATACAACGGATAGTTAAAATCAAACAGCAAAGGTCTAGCTTGATTGATAACATCATAGGTATTAGTTAATCCGACTCGCTTTTGGACTCCGGTGATTGATTCACAAATTGTTCTGAGTTCTGTTGTGTATTTTGCCATGGGTTTTCACCTCCTCCATACTGTCTGTATCTAACGTCCACCTCCGCTTCAAGTTCATCAGCAAAAAGCTCATTAACCCATTTGCATGCATCTTTTCGAGCATTAAGCATTGTAAAACGTTGTGCTCTTAACAGCTCTTCGTTGCTTTCAACCTCGTCCGTAATTAGTCTTTCTTTCTTGTCGATATTAGCATTATCAATGCCTAAAAATGTTAGTGCTTCGTTCCAAATCATGTTCTTTGCAATCATAAGCTGCGGGTACCGTTCTGGGACATCTGTCTTTATACATGTAAGTGGATTTTCCTGCAAATGTTTATCGCCAAATATAACCGGGTAATTTCCGTCATATTTATCATAAACAGCCTTTAACGTTTTCTGTTGTGCTTCTGTACCATACAATAACAATGGAGTTTTTTGTCCATTTATGTTTACGTCAATCGCGCGCTGGATGTTTGTTAACCGTTCAGCGAAAAGTTGTATTGACAAAGCTGTAGGCTGACGGAGATAATTATTCCATATTATCACACTGTCCTGGTCGTCGCACTGTTGGTTAAACCCCGTAATGTCATATGCCCTTCTCCTTATTGGCACCCGATACATATTAAGTGGTCCCTCCAATGTGCATTGTAGTGTAAAAAATCCTTTGTTTAAATGGTCCTGGAAAAACAACGCATAGCCGAACTCAAACAGTATTAGTTCTAAAAATCGTGCATCGCATGTCGGGGGTAAGTTTATCCATTCAAACTGATTAATCGCTAATTCTTTCAACCTATAGTAATAGTCAAAAAAGGTTGCATTGTTAAACCACTGTGGATTCTTCTCGCACACATCCAGCCCGTTAAGATTAAATCTTGTCTTTCCCATTTTCTCACCCCCTTACTTACGTATAGTTTACTTTACCAAAATCTCTTACATAGTAATCCCCGCCTTGGCCTATAACCGTTGTTTTTTCAAACACTCCATCGGTTCCACCACCGGGCTTACCAGTGTTTCCACTAATATAAGTGATTGTGTTACCATTTACCGCAGATACAACACCACAATGGTGTAGTACAGTTGTGCTTTGTTTTGTAATAAAAAATAGCACGTCTCCTGGTTCTGGCAGTTGCCCGCCTACCTCAGCTTTCCACGTTGACCCCATCGCTGTCATATCATCATACAATTTTTGTACAGCAGCGTTAGGGGGTACTTGGTCTGATACACCAGCTTCATAAGCACAATAGGTTAAACACGTACAGCACCATGCGTCTTTAACATAACTGCCGTAATACCAGCGCTGAAACATTCCGATAGTTTCATCCCATTCTTGTGCGCCGATGTATTTACGCATTACTGTATCAATCCTTGTTTTGGTTGGAACCGTTGTATAAATTGCTTCTATGCTACAATCATTAGGCGGCATAATAAATACAGACGGTGTTGTGCTGTCATCAATAAACTGTCCCCCATTGTATGTTACCCAACGCTGGAAATTTACTGTAGTATCGGCAGCAATTTGAACGTTTTCGTAAGCTTGATAAGACCCACTCCCAGTTCCACCCGTTACAGTTAAATTATACTTGTCAGTTGGTGGTGGTATAGGGGTTCCACCATTGTCGCGTGTGTAATCTCCCACCCAATCACCATGCCAAAATGTAACACCATTATCCAGCATTTTTTTGATTTTGACTAGGTGTGGTGTCGGTGCGCCACCTATGACCTTAGCGTCAACTGTTTTAACATAGTTCCAGCTCGGTCTACCCGTAATGTTAGGCACCTTAACGCGATTAACTCTGTAACCAAAAGCGCTAAAGTATTCGTCGATACTTCTCGCAATTTCTGCCTTTATGGTTTTCTGTTCTAGGATGAACCCATATTTGTATAACGACACATTAGTATATCCATTTCCAATTGTTCCGCCAATCGCATTAGGTATAATACTATGCACTTCTTTTTCTTCACGCATTGACGATACTTGGTTGTTTAAACCACTAAATGTACTAGCTGCAAAGTTAGCCACACCAGCTCCAGCTAATACAGCATTACCGCTTAAAGCTCCACCTACTGCTAACAAAGAGTTTGTTGCTACATTAAAGTCATTCCTGTCAAGCTGATACCCCCACCGGATAGACTGATTTGCCAACCAACTAGCATACACGTTATTTACCCATGTACATTGTGGGTAATTTCCTAATGCTACAGACTCGTTAAAGTTAGTTGTAACCCCCTTATAATCCTGCGGATAACATATGATTCTTCCGTTAGGTGTGGCTACACCTCTAAATACAACATTTGGTGTATTTCCGCTAAAAAATTCGTAGCGAAGAATAACCGCGTTACCCTCGTTATTGCTTATCTGTAAACACCGATAAGGATAACATAATAACTTGTTATTTTTTGGTGTATATCCGTTAAGCGTGTTTGTGTTTGGAACTGATAGATTCGTGGCAGTCCTTACAGTAGCAGGTAAGTATCCACCGCTGCTCCCACCGGATACGATATCTTTGGGTACCATGTACATTGATACAATGGCATCTGTTTTACCCGCTCCATTAATTGCTTCAATCAGCGTCGGCAATAATGAGCCAGTTGTCCAGTTGTCTGAATCAAATAAATAGTAAGATGCTCCACTGTATATTCCCGCATAAACGTAACCGCCAGCTGGAGGAAATGAGGTATCCTTTAATTCTACGGTTGAGCCGACTACAATCCACCAGTCCGTAAAATTTTTTTGTGTGAACGAAGTGCATACGTAATCGCCTAACGCTAAACCTTCGTCAATCAGATTAGCGCCTACACTGTCGTCATTAACGTGTTCTCGCTCTACAAAACACGCGGGTATGTTTATGTCAAACATGTAGGTTTGGTATGCGTCAATCTCAAAGTAGACTTTTGTCATTACCTCGCTCTCATACTCTATGTTAGTAATAAATGCGTAAAACCATTTATCACCAAATTGAGGATTGCGATAACACAAATAGTTACAATCTACTAACGCGTCATATTGCGCAGGGTATCTAATCATTGAGTTTTCCACGCTGATAGGATAAATCACCTGCTGAGTATTGGGTTTTTCCGGCAAAAAATGATTCCTGCGCCGCTCTGCTATCAAAAGTAAGCTGGTCCCTGTAGGTATTATCAAGGGGTACCGCCCGGCATAACCGGACGGTTGTTATTGGTGCGAATGCCATAATATACCCCCTTATTAATTAGGTTAAAGTAATAGTTGCTGTACCAGATTTGGTATTATCCAGTTTGGATGTGGCAGTTACTGTAAGACTGTCTACAGTAATACCAGGTTTAATAGTTACAAGCCCGCTACTGTTAACACTAGCATTAGCGTCCTCTGTAATTGTCCAGGTCACATTATTACTAATAAGACCCGTTCCGGTTACAGTCGCGGTAAGCTGTACTGTTCCGCCAGCAGCTTTTGTTACGCTCGCAGTTCGGGGTGTGACAGCTACAGAGGTTACAGTCGGCGCGGTAGTTGTAAAAGCAACAACGTTTTTAAATGGGCTATAAGATAAAGTTTCCCAATGATGCAGGAAATAGTTATAGTATAACCGAGACGCGACATAATCGCTAGTCATGGTTAAATAGTTATCAAAAACCATAAACCAATCTTCATCTGCTGCGATAGCGATTACTCCTTCTTTTTCCAGCCCGCCAAAATCATCCACGATAACTCTTCGTCCGATAAAATTGGCCTTATCCATGTTAAAGGCGCTTGCCAAAACTTCAACGTCGACTGTGGCTGCAACACTTGAAAGGATAAATATAACCTGTTCGTCAAGCGGTGTGTGGGTGGTAACACCCATAAAATTGCTGTCACTACGCATAAAGGTTAAATCAAGGGCTGTCTGCCGGAATAAGGTCATTGTCTTTTTAGCATTTACATCACTGTCCAACCCTGGAACTGTTACGGGCCTTAAAGCTCCGCGCATACCGGCTTCAAAAAATACATTTTTCATCAACAGGAATTCATCGTATTCATCTGATGTATAAACAGCTTCGATAATTTTTGACACCAAATCTTCCACACCCTGGTATGAAAGGAACGCTGTTCTTAAGTCGTCATTCTGGATAGTTACCGGGTACTTATCCTGGCGATTACGCTTATGAAAAGCTGCAAGCACGTTTGGTAAACGTCTTTCAAACTCATCCTGCGCCGCCGTTTTTCCCTGGTCATCAACCAGATAATACGGTTCAGCCTTAATGATATTTACGAAAATCTCTTCTACCGTTTCTCCAAGCGACATCATACCCTTTTTAAATCGCTTAAGCGGGTTATTGTACGAGCGGCTGGTTATAATCACCATACCGATTCTGTTTACCAGGGCATCCAGAAATTCGTTACGTGTTGCTTCATAGTTAAGAATCGGATTACCGATTTCTGCAATGTTATCCTGGGTTGCTTCTGGAACCCTGTCTTTATATGCCTGGGAAGCGTCGCTTCTGATTACGTTTAAAAGCTGCATTCCATTTGGCACTGCGCTATACTGGGCTGCTGCATACTTACTTTTTACTGGCATTTGTTAATCCTCCTTCTCTGCCTTTTTCCATAAATCATCAAAGGACAGTTCTTTTCCGTCGTCTTTGATATCTTCCTTCTGTTCCCGTTCCATTTCTTCCTTGCCGGGGCGGTCGTCTCTGGAACCACGCATACGATAACGTCTGTTATCATTCCGTAACTTGTCAACCTCTGCCATTAAGTCGTCATAATCAGCATCGTACCTGTCAAGTTCTTCTTCGTACCACTCGTATTTTTCCCTTAACTGCTGATACAACCCGTCATAGTCGGTTTCATCGGTTCCGTTGCGTAACTGGTCCTCAATCTTATCATACCAACCACGTTCTTCTCTCCTGTCCTCTCTTGCATCTTCGGACCGTCTTTCATTGTCCTGCCGCTCATCCCGTCGGCCTCTCCGGTCGGTTTCATCATCGTCTTTTCTGCGATAACGGTCCTCTTCGTCATTGCGTCTCCGGTAGTCCTCGCGTTCGTCAAAATCCCTGCGCGCACGTCTGGACCATTCTCTGCTTCTTGCAGCCATTGCTTTCCCTCCTTACTTATAATTGTTAAGGTCGTTTTTATCCATGATAACAGGATAATTATGATACGCAATATCCATATCCACCTTTCCCTGTATCCCTGGAACGGACCCTTTATCTGTAGTCTGCCACATTCCACATTTGCGTCCTGGAGCATTAGCATAACGCGCAAACCACATATCATAATTTTTTGTTACATCGCTTGACTGATAATATTTTAAGTACAAGTCGTTGTTTGTGTAAAACCCGCAATAAAAACCATGCTTTTCCATAGTTTCACAAAACGCACGAGTACAATCAAGCACAAAAGCGCGTGTTGGTTTTACACCGTTTTTAGCTGCATAAGATTCACTGGCATATTCCCAATCATACATAATTGGATATGGTATTTTGTGATTGCCGATAAACTGCACTAATATGCGCGCTTCGTTTGCTGCCATTTCCGCTGATAATGGGTAACCAAACCAGTACAACCCAAATGGTATGTTTAACCGTTCACATTCTGCTATGTTTCTTGTGGCCTTGTTGTCTATGGTATTCCTCCCAAACCCAGCCCGTATCATAGCAAAATCTATGTTGGGTTTTACAGTGTCCCAATCAATATCACCCTGGAAATATGATACGTCAATACCTTTAAACAATTTTGTCGTCCCCCAATCTGTCTACTAACTTAGTCATAACAATTGTGTTATTGTTAATGACAGTTGCAAGATTATCTACTTCTGATTTGTGTCGTTCCTGGTTTTCGTTTCTGTCTTTGCGTTCCTTTTCTCCTCGGTCGTATACATACCATGCCATGGCTACGCAAGCCACGAATGGAAAGGCATAGTTGCTTAACAAATTCGCCCAATCCATTAATTCACCTCCTTTACTTACTACTTTTAATTATATCAAAAGTATTGACAAAAGTCAAGCACATATGATATAATAATAAGAGATATATTGTGCTTGGAGGTGACAACTTGTCATATTATGACGGGACAAAATTACTGAGCCTTTTAGATATTAATGGTAAAAAACCAGAACTTTATATGGTAACAACAAATCGTACTGGTGGTAAAACCACGTGGTTCAGTTCTTTTTTAGTAAGAAAATTTATTAAGAAAAAAGAAAAGTTTATGTTGTTATACCGGTATAATTATGAGTTATCAGATTGCGCTGAAAAGTTTTTTAAGGACATACACAACTTGTATTTTAATGACTACAATTTGCGTAGTCAGTGTAGGGCAAAGGGAATGTTTCATGAATTGTTTTTAAATGATGAATCGTGCGGATATGCGGTTGCGCTTAACAACGCTGATACGCTTAAAAAATACAGTCACCTATTTAATGAGGTTGAACGTATGTTTTTTGACGAATTCCAGTCAGAAATGAACAAATATTGTACGGATGAAATAAGAAAATTGTTATCTATTCACACTAGTGTTGCGAGAGGGCGAGGTAAACAGGTGCGCTATGTGCCTGTGTATATGTGCGGTAATACGGTGAGTTTACTTAACCCGTATTATACCGCAATGGGAATTAGTGACAGATTGATGAATGATACAAAATTTCTTAAGGGTGACGGTTTCGTTTTGGAACAGGGGTTTATTGAATCTGCTTCAAAAGCACAACTAGAATCTGGATTTAATCGTGCTTTTTCTAGCAGCGATTATGTTGCATATGCTGCACAAAATGTTTACCTTAATGATAACTATTCGTTTATTGATAAACCGGCGGGGAGGGGCAGATATCTTGCGACTGTTAAATATCTTAATAAACATTATGCAATTTATGATTATGATAGCCTGGGTATCCTTTATGTTACTGACAGCTATGACAGCAGCTTTCCTTACAGACTTAGCCTTACGACAGACGACCATAATATTAACTACGTTATGTTAAGCAAAAATAGTCTTATGATTAACAATTATCGTATGCTGTTTAATCGTGGGTGTTTCAGATTTAAAAATCTTGATAGCAAACAAATGCTGCTTAAGTTATTATCTTACTAGGTATCTGCATGGGTGTTGCAATATTTACATAAGCAGATGTCACACCGTCAAAAGTGCTGCAAGTGTTTTGGGTTATGACAGCCCACTTATTGTACCCTGTGTTATAGATATAAAAAGCCCTCGCTTTAATAGCGGGGGCTTTAATAAGTACTTGCGCAAATACTTATGGTTTATTAATTATTTCCTCTAAAATGTTAATTTTCCTCAATTGCATCCCTATCATCAATCTCACCTTTAACCCATATGTAACAGGTATCGCACAAACATGGGCGAAAATAAATATCTTGTCTAATAATCGCATACGGTTTCCCACAAATTTCACACAGGCGCAATGGTTTTAATTGCATCATTGTTTCATATAATTCATATCGCGGATATCTGCTATAACGTCTTTTCTTTTTGTTTTTCTTTCTAAACAAAGGTAAACCGTGTATTTTTCTATAATTATTCATTTTACCTATTCCATACCTGTTATTCATAACTTGCTTAATTAATCGCTTTTCCATTTAATCCTCCTTAATTTATAATAGTAGCATATCAATAATAAGTAACACAATACTTATAAGGAAAATAGAAATTGTAATGAATGATAATACAATTCCTAAAACTTCATTTTGCAATAATTCTGATATGATAGCGAAACTACAACATATTAAACCTAAAGCCACTAACACCATTACAGCTTCTCTCATTTTAATCCTCCTTAAATTTTCTTATTTGCTTCTTTGTCATGTGATAGCCTTTCTTCTCCAGCACGATACCTCCGGGCATTCTCACAGGTTTTAATCCTTCATTAAGTTTAAGCCCTTCCTTAAAATCCGTGATATCATATTTATCCAAAAATTCTTGTTTAGCATCTTCTGACATTCCAGCACACCTTATGTTATAAAATGGTTCTACCTCTTTTCCATCCACGTGTGTTACATGTTCCATATAAGTTTTTTGTCTTACAAAAACAGCTTTATCCCAATATGATTCTAACTTCCAGGCGCAAAATGATGTGGGGTGAATTCTAATTCCCTTAACATCTTCGGGTTTTCCGCTGCAATGAATTGAATCAGTATCGCAATAAATAAAACCGTCTTTATCTACACCGTGATAATTTGCTTGTGCTGCATTAATTACAAATCGTCTTGCATATGATGTTATGGCACTTCCTACTGCTATAAATCCAGGTTTCTTTTCGTGCTCTTCCACGATTTCAAACCCTAATACGTTTTTGCTGTTAATGTATGGGACCTTATAGCTCGAACTGTCATTAGCGGAAAACTTTCCGTATAAATTGTTTAAGTACAGTTTTGCTAATTCTCGTTCTGCATCCACACTGTTTTCCTTAATCTCTTTGTACTTGTACATGTACTCATCAAACAAGCCTATCGCTTTCATAAAATAACATCCGTCAAGTACTTCAAGGTCTATTAGATTATAGTGTTTTAAAAATAATTCGTAATCAACACATGTCATGGTCATGGTCACATAGCTGTCATGTTTCACACCCTGTTTCATGTAATAACGCTTATAAGTCCCACTTTGATAGTCATAATAATCGCTAGTGGTTAGATAATCTGTACCGTTATATAGTAAGGTTCCTTTTATCTGGACTGTAGGTAACATGCCTTCCTTGATGTTAAATCTACATCTTATCCTAACAAAATAGTACTTGTTATCGGCTTCTTTTGGGATATCTCCTTTCCAAAACATGGGTTTTCCTACCGGATAATAGTTGCCAGATTCGCTTGACATGTTGGACGGGTAAGAGCTATTACTATCTGCTGTCCAACCGTTAGAGTAAATCTTATTTTCTTTTCCCTTAACTAGATAACAGTAACCACCACGGTATGAATGTCTTATGTAGGCATCTGCATTAGATTCTCCGTATAAATCTGGGTCAATCTCAATTTCTGTTAGGTTGGGGAAAAAGTTCTTAAAATCCGTCTTATCATAGGTGCTTTTAAATTCCTCTAAACAGCAGGACCCTATTGTAAGTTTTTGGTGTCCCCTCTCGAACATAATCTCTAATGCTTCTTTAACAACCAAAACATCATTGGCTATGTACTCTTTTTCTTTTTCAGTTATTTCACATCCAGCATAACGAAAACCTTCATATTCCATGTCAAGCTTTTTGTGTGCTGTCTTAAAACATTTACCTATTCTTTTTACACTAAATGGTAACAATTTTAAACTGTCTCTAAACTCTATTACCGTTTGACCTTTTTTGATTGTAATTGTATACCATGCCCCACGGTCACTTATAGCACACTTAAACTCGTTTGTTTTCATTTTACCTTCGGCTACACGATTCCATTTATAATCATTACGTAACAACCAGTCAATGATAAAATTTCCATCAAACTTAAGATTGTGAAAATATCCAACAATATTCACGTTAAGACTAAAAATGTAACCTAAAAAATCTTGGATAGTGTGTAAAATTACAACATCTT